GTGAGCCCCATGTCCCCGGCTCGCTTGGCGTCCCCAGCATTCTCGCGGTCGATTTCCTCGACGTCGTAGCCTGTGGCCTCGACCACCTTGCGCCGCGAGATGATCCCCGCCTCCATCGCCAGCACCTGCGCCTGAATGTCCTTCAAGGGATCGACCCAATCCCAACGCGGCGGGATCCAGTTCACCGGGCGATAGCGCGCGGGGGACCGGGCGAAGTCCGGTAGGTCCAGCGCCCCCGACAACACCGCGGTTTCTAGCCAGCGCGCCCAGACGGGGCGGCAGAGTTGATGCGCGACCACCCCGTGCTGCAACTGCTCGACGCGACGGCGGAACTCGACGAGTTCGGCGCGCAAGGACGAATAGTTGGCCTGCCGCACGTCGCCAGTCACCAGATGATAGGGCAGCCCCAGCGAGGCCGAGACCGACAGCAGCGTCCTGTACTGGAACGCCTCGTAGCCACCGCCAACGTCTGCGGGGCTGGAGAACTTGACGTCTTCACCCGGCAACAGCACCTGAAGAGTGCCGGGCTCCAGACTTACAGTGGCACCACTGTCATCGGTCGCCTCGATCTCGCCCATCAGCTGCTCTTCGGGTGCGGTCTTGGTGATGAAGCCCGCGAACATCGCCGCCGTCTTCTTCCGGTCAAGCTCGGCGTCGTCATATTGGTCGAGCAGAAACAGACGTACCATGGCGGGCGCCACATGCGGCAGGCCCCGGATTTGCCCCGCGTCGATGGGGCGGTAGATGTGCAAAACGTCCCCGGCCGGGACGCGGACCGTTTCCGGCGTGACCATCCCCTGATCGGTGCTGTCGCCGGGATGGCGGCGGCGGAAGTGATAGGCGACGCGACGCCCGATGGCATCGAACTCGATGCCGCAGCGGATGCGATTGCCGTTGGCCGCCGCCTCGGTCTTCTCGAAGGGTAGCATCTCCGATTGCAGCAATTGCAATTGGATGGGCACCAGCAGACCATCCTCGGCCCGGCGCGGACGCATCCGGACAAAGCATTCGCCCGCAACGAACATCTCCCGCGCAACCATCGCCTGCAGGCCGTAGAAATCGGTCAGCCCATCAGCATCGGCCTCGTCGGTCCAGGCCAACCACAACCGCTGCACCTGATCGCGCAAGACCGGATCCTCGATCAGCGACGAGGGCTTGATCCCATCGCCGACGAGGTTCGACGCGAAAGCCTCACAGGCATTGGCAGCATAGCCATTGGTCACCACTAACTCGCGTGACCTTGCCAAGAGACGGGGGCCACCCGAGGCGATCAGTGAGTTGATGTTTTCCAGCGGCGGCTGCCAGCCCCGCAACCGACGCTGCGACATCGCCCCTTCAAGCCGCGCGCGCACAGCGACAGGGCCGTCGGTGCCCCGGCGGCGAAAGGCATCAAGCCAGCCCATGCGTCACAGCCCCTTGGTGGTGATCACGCGCACCTGCCGGATGATCTTGCGCCCCTCGGCAGTCGCGATGTCGCGGTCCAGCACCTCGATGGCCCGGTCGATCTCGGCAAGGCTGCGGTAGTCCACGGTCTTTCCGTCATAGCTGACCCGCGCCACGCCGCTGGAGCGCTGCGCTGACAAGGCATCGCGGCGAGTCTTCAGCTCTGCAGTTGTCGGCATGGGGTATTATCCGTTAGGTTTGGGGTTTCGCCGCAGGAAAACAGCACCAGTCATGAACGAACCAGTCGTCCGCATCCGCATCGAACTTGAAGGGACCGACCCGCAGGTCTGGCGCTCGGTCGACGTGCCTCTGTCTTCCACCCTGACAGCGCTGCACGACATCATTCAGGTCACGATGCGCTGGCAGGGCGCGCATATGTTCGAATTTGTCGTCGGCGACCAAGTCTATGGCGAGCCTTATCCCGACGACAGCGCTTGGGACCGCAAGGTGTTGCAAGCGAAGAGCATCCGTCTCAAGACGCTGGTCGAGCGCGGGGTTGATCGCTTTCTTTACGTCTACGATTTCGGCGACAACTGGCGGCATCACATCATCCTGGACGGCGTCCGGCAGGGTGAAGACCAAACTGACTACCCTGCCTTCGTCGGCGGAGCCCGCCGCGCACCGCCCGACGATGTCGGCGGCATCAGCGGATTCGAGGCGTTTCTGGAAGCCGTGACCGATCCCCGGCACGAGGATCACGACCAGATGCTCGAATGGAGTGATGGATCCTTCGATCCCGAAGATATCGATGAGCGCGATATCCGCATGATCATCGGAAACTTTGCCGCCCGCCGTCGCGGCCCACTGCTAAGCCATCGTGGCTCGGGCCGTACAAGAGAGCAATGACCGGGTTCGTCTATGTCCTCGGCTGTGATGCCCCGGATGGCTATCGCACCTATGTCGGATGGACCCTCGATCTCGATAGCCGCCTGGCCCAGCACAATTCGGGCACCGGTGCTAAGTCGACACGCGGCCGAGCTTGGTGCCTGATCTATGCCGAACGCCTGCCGTCGCGAACGGATGCTATGAGCCGCGAGTGGTATCTGAAGCGCGACCGCCCCTTGCGCCGACAATTGGCCCTGTCGGCGCAAGGCCATGCATCTGATTACCGCATGTAATTCGACGCCACAGACCTACGCCGTGCCGGACTGCGCACCGCACGGATTGATCCTGCGGCGGCTTTTTCGCGACCCTGCTCGTCCCTGCCGTCCCCCGCGACCTGCACCTCCAGATCGGCCCAGCGCGCCTCGGACCAGCGGTCGGCCCCGACGATCCAGGCGGCAGCGCGGGCGTAAACCCGGCAATCCAGCGCCTCGTTACGCTCGCGCAATTTCTGCCATTCAAGCCGTGCGAAGCCGCGCTTGGTGCGCACGGTGACCAGTTCCTCGGCCACCAGCTGTTTCAGCCATTCGCTGTCCACCCAGTCGGGCAGATGCACTGTGCCGGGCGGAAACTGCACCCCATCGGCCAGTTCCTCCTTGGTCGGGCGTGGCAAGCCAAGGTGGCGGTAGGTTTCCGCCTTGAAGGTGGATACCGCCACCGTCCACAGCCGCGCGCCCCGGCGCAGGCGTTTGCCCGCGTCGGTCACATCGACGTAAGTTGGCCCCGATACCGGGCTGGAGCGATTGAACCCTTCGACGCCTTTGACCGGGGCAACCTGCGCCACGCCTTGCCGCCGCGACCAGGCATAGACGGCCGGAGCCTCGTAGCCTGTATCGACGGCGAGCTTGGCCAGCCGCAGAAGCGCGCCGTTCTGATGGGCCCATGTGCGGTCCAGCAGCTTTGTCAGTTCCGCCCACGCGCCCTGATGATCGGGTCCGCCGTCGATGACGATGTGATCGACCAGCCAGCTTGTCCCACCCCTGCCCCAGGCCCAGACATCAACCTCGATCCGGTCCTTCTGGACGTCGGCCCCCGCAGTCAAGAACAACCCGCCCACAGGGACGATGCCCGGCTTCCACGCCTCGCGGCGATCATAAAGCCGCGACCAGTCCGGCGCTTCGCCGCTCTCAACCCAAGTCTCGCCAAGGATCGTGTTCTTGAACGCCCGGATCGCCTCGTCCGAGCCCTGCGCTGCCTCCCATGACCGCACGATCCGCTCCCAGCTGAGCCAGCCGATCGGCGAATAGAGCGCCGAGAGGTGATAGCCGACGGTGCTGGGATCGGCGGCGACAGCCGTTGCGCGCCACTCGCCTGCCTCCAGCATCGCCGTCTTGTGGTGTTCCGCGATGGGGCGTTCGCAGCCTTCGCAGTGATATTCGGCAGCCTCGGGCCGCGCCTTTTCCCAGCGCAGCCGCTCGAATTTCAGCCACTGGAACTGGCGGCAATGTGGGCACGGCACGAAGAACCGACGCTGATCGCTGGCCTCGTATTCGCGCTCGATCCGGCTCAGCCCCCGGATCGTCGGCGTCGAGACCAGAAACACCTTGCGCCGATGGGCAAAGGTCAGCGACCGCGCCTCAGCAAGACTGACCGGATCGCCTTCCTCGTCGGCCGACGCCGGATATGCGTCGACCTCGTCCAGAAAGATGTAGCGCGCCGGGGTCGAGCGCAGACCGACAGCCGAGTTCGCCCCGGTCATGATCAGGATGCCGCCCGCGAATTCCTTGGACAGCATGGTGTTGCCGGCATCGCGCGACCGCGCCGGTTTGACCCGTTCACGCAGGGCGGCGCTTTCCTCGATCAGCGGATCGATCCGCTGGCGCGAATTGCGCTTGGCCAGTTCCACGGTCGGCTGCACCGCCAGCATAGGCCCCGGCGCCTGGTGGATGGCAAAGCCGATCCAGTTGTTCCCGGCTTCGGTCGCGCCAACCTGTGCCGCTTTCATGAACACCACACGCTGGACAGTTGAACTTGGCGACAGCGCGTCCATGATTTCGCGCATGTAGGGCGTGCGCGACGTGCGGTAGCGTCCCGGTTCGGCGCTGGCGCGCGACCCCAGCATCCGGTGCGCATCGGCCCATTGCGACACCGTCAAATCGGCATCGGGTCGGACGCCCCGGCCCCAGGCCCGCAGAAGCTCATCCGCACCATCAAAGGTTTCAGCTTCAGCGAAGGTCGATGCGGACCTCGGCGAGGCTGTCGAGTTGGGCACGGACATGGGCTTCCAGCACCTTCTGCATCATGGCGGGCTCCAGCACTCCGTGATCCGCGATCATCACCCCCAGTTCCGACGCCATCAGCGCTGCCGCCCGCGCGGGCCAGGTCACCCAGGCATCGCGCTCCTCCCGCGCCAGCCGGAAGACAAGCCCCACCGCGCGATTGCGATCGATCAGTTCTCCCTTCAGTTGGGCGAGCTTAAGCTTGCGCTCCTGCGCCTTCAGCACCTCGTTGGCGGTCCTGGCCTGCAGGAAGGTCGTGCCACCACCGCTGACCGGGGCGGGCAACCCTTCGTCGCGAAGCGTCTCACCCACGGCCGACAGCGCGGTATCTGGCACAGGCTTCAGCTTCGACGTGGCTGGCGCGGCCGCGGCCTTCGCGCCACGCTGCTTTGCGGGGTCGGTCATCGCAGCCCGCCGCGCATCCGATGCGATGGCATCAATCGAGCCATCGGGGTGTTGAACCAGCCGCCCGGTCTCCTTGGCTTTCTGGATTGCCCCCCGCGACAGGCCGACATGCGCGGCATACTGCCGCTCGCTCATGCCCTGCATCACGCGCTCCGATTATCATTCAAAACCATTGGCTTATTCGGTTGATAAGCATCCGGACGAGAGCGAACGTTGATCAACGGAAGCGATGCAACTTGATCAAGGAGCCTTCAAAATGACCCACCGCGCCATCGACAATTCCAAAGCCCTGAACGCCTTCCTTGCCGCCAAACACGAGATCGACGGGATGCTCGCGCGGCTGGCAACCCTCAGCGCTGATCATTTCGAGACCAGCCCCGACGAGATTCATTGGGGCCAAGTCGGCACCCTGAACCACTACCGCGCCAAACTGCGCGAGATCACCGACAGCGCCTTCAAGGAAGGCGAACACGCCGAGTGACGACACCCCTTCCGGGACACGCCCGCCGACTGGCGGGCTTGGTCTCGTAGGAGGGGCGCGATTGTCACGCCCCGATACGGAGACGACGATGACCCAGATCCAATTGACTGACACCCAATCCATCATCCTTTCAACGGCCTGCGGGCGCGACGACGGGATGGTGTTTCCGATCACGGCCAAGCTGAAAGGCGGTGCCGTCGGCAACGTGTGCAAAAGCCTTTTGAAGCACGCGCTTCTTGAAGAAGTTGCCGCCACCGACCTGAACACGGTTTGGCGGCACGACGAAGATCGCGGCTCGATCACCCTGCGCGCCACGCCGCTGGCCTATTCGACCCTCGGGATCACCGACGATCCGGCACCCGCGACCTTGATCCCCAGCGGCACCGAACCGATGCGCCGCGCTGGCACCAAGCAGGACACCCTGATCGTAATGTTGCGCGCACCGGAAGGTGCAACTATCGCCGAGATCGTCGCAGCGACGGGCTGGCTCAGTCATACCGTGAGAGGAGCAATGTCCGGGGCGCTGAAGAAGAAGCTCGGCCTCACCATCACCTCGGAAAAGGTGGAAGATCGGGGAAGGGTTTACAAACTTCCGGCTGCGTAGGATCAAACGATACACTAAAGCCCCGCCGCCCCACCCGGGGCGGCGTTTCTTCTTGGAATGACGCTGCGACGTCGGTGCTCGTCTAGACCCTTTGCACCCACGCCCCAATTTGCGCCGCAAGCCATCGTCCCGCCGCCATGCGCTGCTGCACATGCGCGCGGTGCGCTTCGGGCGACAGTGGCCGTTTCCGCCGGTGACGCGAGTTGTTGCAGAACAAGCAGGCGGCAACGATGTTGTCAGCGGTGTTCGCACCACCCTCGGAACGAGGATGGAGGTGCTCGGCCGTGCATCGGAGGGTTTTCGGCAATTCGCCCGACCTGCACGATAGCGGCCGACAGGGATCCAGGGCTTCATCCCACATGGGCAGACCGCAGTAGAAACAGCGGCCCCCCTGTGTGAGCATCTTCATACGGCGCAGTTTCTTCAGTGCTTTCATGGCACGGGTACTCCATTCGACTTCATGAGAAGCGAATGCGCGGCGTCCTGACGGACGCTCCCCGGCAGGAAGCTCTTGCTCGCGCGAGACCCGAGATTTCGTGGTTCCGCATGCCGGACAGCGAAACCTGATGGATGAACCTTCAGATCTGACCAGCCTCTGGCTTGATCAATACGACAAGATCGTCTTCGCTGTCTCAAGATTAGTAAGCATCACGTTTTGCGTCAACGCCATCTTTCGAACAGCCGCCGCAGGACGTAGGATCGCGCTATGCTTACCACTGTGAACACCGCACCCATCTTCAGGTTCTGCGCCAGCGTCGTGTGCAGCCCAAAGATGGGGAAGATCAGGATCTGCGTGACGACGGCGACGCCGTAGCCGACGACCACGTTGGCGACGGACTCGACCAACGACATGAGGCGGGACTGCTTCATCCCGCCACCTCAACCGTCGGCCAGCAGTTCAGCCGCCAAAGTTCGAAGCGCATGCGCCGCAACCAGGGGGACCACGCCGTTGCCACAGAGGCGAAGCCGGTCCACCCGGTGGGCCAGCCCATCAGCGCCTCGACAAACAGCGGGTTCAAGGTCCGGCGCGCATCGGAGGTACCGCTCCCAGGCATTGGCGTCACCAGGACCTGGCGGCCAAGCAGGCCGTTCACCGGCGTGTTCGCCAGTGTCGTCGCCCCGTCCTTGTGATCGCGCGCCGTCGGCGTCATCCACATCCCCGCCGCATGGGTCAGATCGGCTGTTCGCCGGTTGCCCGCACTCGGCTTGCAGCCATCGTTCGCCATCGGCGTCGGCCAGTCCCGCGCCATCCGGTCCAGACCCTTCTCGTCGCGCCGCTCGCCTCCCCGGCTGCGGAAACTGTCGATCTGCGGCGTCGGCCACAGGGCTGCCGTCGTCGCCAGGTTCATGCCGTGCTGCCCAGCTTCCTGCGATGGCGTCGGCTTGGTCTGCCGGTTCTCGTTGGCGCTGGCCCTCGGCGTCGGCCAGAGGCGGAGCAATTCCGTCCGGTTCCCGCCACTCGACCGGGTGCCAGAGCAGGCGCGCGGGGTCGGCCAGCTCGTCGCCTTCGCGGATGGCGAGGATGAACAGCCGCTCCCGCTTGTGGGGCGCACCGACTTCCGCCGCCGTGAAGAGGCCTGCCGCAAGGCGGTAGCCCATGCCGACCAGTCCGCTGGCGACTTCGGGGAAGCCGAGGCGGAGATGATGGGCGACATTCTCGAGGAAGACGAAGGGCGGCTCGACCTCACCGATGATGCGGGCGACATGGGGCCAGAGGTGGCGCGGATCATTCGCACCTCGGCGCTTGCCCGCGACGCTGAACGGCTGGCACGGATAGCCCGCAGTGATGATGTCCACCGCGCCGCGCCACGGGCGGCCGTCGAAGGTTCCAACGTCGTCCCAGACAACAGCCTGATCCAGGGACGCGTCTTCCATCCGCGCCACGAGAGTGGCTGCGGCGAAGGTTTCCCGTTCGACATGGCCCACAGCACGATATCCGGGGATGGCGATAGTGAGACCGAGGTCGAGACCACCCGCGCCAGAGCAGAGGGAGAGGCCGAACAGGCATGCGTCTCCGGTTCCGGAAACGCGTCCGGAGGAAGGTAAAGCCAGGTCATGCATGTCACGCGGCGGTCTTGCGCTTTCGCGCGGGTTCAGGGGCGGCGTCCGTGTCCGGCGTATCGGCTGGTGGTTCGGCGTCGTCGCCCAGCCGCTCGGTTCTCACCTGCGCGAAGGTCCGGCCGTCGCCGTCGAGGATCGCGTCC